GTAGACGGGCTCGGCGGCGAAGAAACCCGCCACCATGCCCAAGTGTCGCTCGCGCTGCGCGAGCTGCTCGAGGCGCGCTCAGCTCGCGATACACTCATCACGAGCTACGTCTCGCGCGGGCAGCTCAAGACGACCTACGCGCATGGAGCGCTCGGCTCGCTGCTCGACGAGCTCGCGCTGCAGCTCACCGTCGCGGGCCCCGACTTGCGGGGCAAACCATGATCCGCGTGTGCCCGCGCTGCCTCCTGCGTACCGGGCAGCGCGTCGTTATGCGCGTCGACCACAGCTGCGCCGACCTCGACCGCGCCTGCGCTCACTGCCGGCGCAGTCTCTACGTAGACGTGCAGCGCATCGACGCTCGCGGCTCATTCTCAGTCTGCAACCCGTGCGGCTGTTTCTACGCACCCACCGCCACGCCCAACGTCACGCCCCGCGCAACCCCTGCCCCCATGAGCCGCCCATGACTGCACGCGTTCTGCCGTTCTTGCGCCCCTCGCGCACCCCGCGTCGCGGGCTCAACTTCAAGCGCAGCGAGGCGCGCGACTTTCCGACGCAGCGCCCGCTCGACATCGTGCTGCTCGCCGTGGACGTAGCGAGCACGTCGGGCACCGCCCGCTATACGCGCGGCAAGCTGCACGACTTCGGAGAGTTGGAGATAGACGCAGACGAGCACCGGCATGTACTCATGCGCTCAACCGTCGAGCTCGCAGGGCAGCTCGGGCTGCCGCTCGCGCTCGCGCTCGAGATACCCTACGGCGGGCCCATAAGCTCCGTCGTGCGCCTGCGCGAGCACGTCGCGGTCTGGCGCGCTGCGTGGCGCTACAGCGGCGGGCCCGCGCACCATGTCATCGAGTACACCGCGGCAGAGTGGCGGGCGCGGTGCTTTGGGCTCGGCACGCTCAAGCGCGAGGACGCCCGCCGGCTCGAGCTGCGCGCAGCCTATGGGCTCTTAGAGCGGGCGCGGCTCGCACACACCCTGCTCACCCCCGACGCCGCCGCTGCCATCTGCATCGGACACGTCGCATCTACGAGCGGCATCCTGTACGCGCGCACGAAGTGCCGCATCACCAACCCATGAGGCGCTCACCGTGGCGGCGCCCAAACCGATCCCGGACACACCGACGCACTGCCGTTGCGGCGCTCTGCTGCCGCCGCTGCGCCGCTATGGGGGGCTGTGCAGCGCGTGCTTGCCGTCCGCGCCGCCGTCGAGGCTGCCCGACCCCATGGCCACGGCTTGGACGATAGTCAGCGCGTTTGTGAGGCAGCGCCCCGCCGGGCCCGAGAACTGGTTTGTTGTGCGCTGCCGTTGCGGGACCGTGCGCGAGATGAGCTCGAGCAAGTGGCGCAGCCGGCACTCGACGCAGTGCGACGCATGCCGCCGCTCTGCGACGCGGGGGCCTACCTACTAACACAACGGGTTTGACTGTCTATGCCGCCCAAGCAGCGCACACGACCTGCACCCAAAAAAGCCGCCATCAGCAGCAAAGCCCGGCGCTCGCGCCCGCGCGCGCGCGAAACAGACAAGCCCAAGAAACGAGCCCGCCCGACTGTCGAGCTTTACGAGCGCGCAGTGGTGCTCGGCGACCTCGCAGGGCGCGGCGTCAGCATCCCCGACATGACACTGCAACAGTCAGATCGGCGCGTCGTGTATAACCGCGTGCTGCATGAGCGGCTGTGCGCCATGGTTGCCGTCGGCGTCCCCATCGCCACCGCGTGCCAGGCAGAGTCAATCAACCGCTCGACCTACTACGACTGGCGCAAGCGCGGTCAGGGCGGCGAGCAGCCGTTTGCGACGTTTTGGGCTGACATGCAGACGTCGCTCGCTCGAGCAGAGGCGAGCGTCGTGCAGCGCGTCACGTCGGCGTCGCTCGAGGATTGGCGCGCGGGCGCTTGGTATCTCGAGCGGCGGTTTCCTCAGCGCTACAGGCAGAAGCAGACTCTCACCGTCAGCAAGGGCCCCTCAGACATGAGCGACGCAGAGCTCGACGCTGCGATCGCTAAGTACGGATTCACGCGCGCGCCCGACGCGCTCACCGACTCGCAACCTTCACCGACCACCGACGCCGCACCCGGCTCGCAAGGACCATCACCGCATGCCTAGACCTATCATCGCAATCCCTACGTGGGCAACCACCGGCACCAAGCTCGAGCCGCCGAGCGGCAAGCGCGCGCTCGGCTGGATTGTCGACGAGCCGCCGCCCGCGGAGTGGTGGAACTACCTGCAGAACGCGACCGGCGAGTGGCTCACGTTTCTCAACGCAGTCATACTCGGCGAGGCAACCGCCGACCTCGCGCTGCGCTTCGCGCAATCGAGCGCCGCCGCCGACCTCGTGCCGCTCATCGCTGCGACTGTCGCGCCCAACGGCTCTTACCGCCTCGTCGCGCGCTTCCCGACCACGTCGCCTACCGTCTACGCGAGTCTCTACGTAGGCGGCAGCGCTACGCGCAAGTTCATGCTGGTTTATAACGCCAGCTGGAACGGCACGCAGTGGGCACAGAATAGCGCCGCCATCGCACAGGCCATCGCGATCAACACCACCAACGCGCTCGAGGTGCTCACGCATCCCGCGAGCCCGGCGAGCTGGAATGACTCGGCATGGGCGTCGGGCGCATTCGATACCATCAACGTCACGACGCTCAACGCGACATCGATCACAGCGACAGCCGGCAACTTCACCGCAACGTTGTTCGGCAAAAACACCACATGCGAGACCCTCACCGCCACCAACCACGTCACCGCCGACAACGTAAAGGCCGAGCTCTCGCTACACCTCACGGGCCCCATCGACATTGAATACGAGCTAGCGGCAGCGGCGATTCCGATGCGTTACCTGCAGCTCGACATCATGCGCCCGATCTATTGGAACGTGGCGCCGCCCGAGCCGCTCGGCTCGCTCGTCATAAACAGCAGTCAAGGCGCGGTCAGCAACACGCACGCGACTAACAGTGTATGGGTTGAGTACCCCGTCGCTGTGCCGCGCGGCACGCAGAAAGTCACTCTCGAGATCACGTGGCGCGCATTCGGGCCCACCGTCTACAACCTAGCGAAGCTCGTGTGGTGGCCCCGTGCCATGGGAGCCACCAACCCGCAGCCGCCACCCGACAACACCTACAGTCAGATCGGCGCTGACATCAACTTGCCAGGATTCACCGCCACCGACGTCTACGTGACAAGCGCGACTTACACCGGGCTTCTCGTGATCAACGGTGACAGCCGCTACAGCGTGCTCGTCAAGCTCGCCCCGGGCGGCGTGCTTTGGGGCATTCGCCTCGGATTCGCAGACCCCGGCGCACGCAACGGCTAAGCAGTGGCTGCTCGCATCGAGGACAACCGCTATCTCGAGCGGCTCATGGCGGAACGTGCCCGCCGCCATGAGCTGCAGCGGCGCGTGCGCGACCGCCCCGTAAAGCTGCACGACTTCGTGCGGGCTGCGTGGCCTTTGGTGGTGCCTAACGCCACCTTCGTGGACTCTTGGCACGTCGGGGCCATCTGCGAACACTTGACCGCTCAGAGCGAGGGGCAGCTGCCGCGGCTCTGCATCAACGTGCCACCCGGCAGCTCAAAAAGTTCGACAGTTTGTGTCATGTGGCCCGCATGGGAGTGGACACTGCGCCCAGGTATACAGTGGCAGTTTTCGGCCTACGCAGACACGCTCGCGGTGCGTGACTCGCTGCGTTGTCGGCTGCTCGTCGAGCAGATGTGGTACCGCGAGCTTTACGGCGACGTGTGGCAGCCCAACCGCCGCGCGTGGCTCGCCGATCGCTTCGAGAATGACAAGGGCGGCATACGGCAGAGTGTGAGCGTCGGCGGCTCGCCTACAGGCTTTCACTGCCACCGTCAGATCGTCGATGACCCCATCAAGCCCATCGACGCGCACAGCGCGCTCGCGCTCGCGAGGTGTCGCATGTGGTGGTGGGAAACGATGGCCTCGCGCGTGCTGCCGGGCGCGAGCAACACCCGCACCATCATCATGCAACGCTTACACGACCGCGACCTCGCGGGCGAGGCCGCCGAGCAAGACTACGCGGTGCTGTCTATCCCGATGGTCTACAGTCGCAAGGCGACGCGCGCAGCCACGCCCCTCGGGTGGCTCGACCCTCGCAAGTCCGACGGCGAGCTGCTGTGCCCGGCTCGATGGTCAGAGGCAGAGGTTGCGCGGCGCAAGCGCGAGTTCGGGCCCGAGGGCTGGAGCTCGCAAGACCAGCAAGACCCTGTACCCGAGGGCGGGGCCATCTATCACACCGAGTGGATGCAGCACCGTTACCACGTGTTGCCGCGGCTCGACGCGTCGCTCATCGTGCTCAGCTTTGACTGTGCGTTCAAAGCAGATGAAACGTCGTCATACGTCGCGGGCCAAGTGTGGGCCTATCTCGCGCCGCGCTTCTATCTGCTCGACGAGGTGCGCGATCACCTCGACTTTTTAGGCACCATCGCCGCCATCGAGACGCTCTACCGCAAGTGGCCCGCGTGCTCTGCTGTGCTCATCGAAGATAAAGCCAACGGGCCCGCAGTGATGGATGTGCTCAGAAACCGCATCCCGGGCATCATCCCCATCGAGCCCGAGGGCAGCAAGATTGCGCGGGCCTACAGCACGCAGCCCGTGTTCGCGTCGGGCTCGGTTCACCTGCCGCACCATACCGTCGCGCCATGGATCGAAGAGTGGGTTGTAGAACACACGCGCTTCCCGCGCGGGGCTGCCAACGACCGCGTCGACGCGCAGAGCCAGGCTTTACGCTGGCTCACCGCGGGCATCGCGTCGGGTTACCTGCAGGCGCTCGACGAGATATCCCTATGACCCGTAGACAGCTCGAGCGCTCGCCCGCTACGCGCCCCCATGACCGAGCGGCTCGACGGTTGGGAAAACGTGATCACGGGGCTCGGCACCCTGCGAGACAAGCTCACTCACCACGCCCCGCAATTGCGGCAGCCGCTGCGTGACTCGACGCTCGAGGCGCTGCACAGTGACGACGACATCGCCGCCCGCATCGTCGAGAAGCTGCCCGACGACGCGCTGCGCGAAAGCTTCTGCATCACCCTGCCGGCCGACGAGGACAACAGCGCGACGCTAGGCGCGGACCTCACGGCAGCGCTGCAGGCGCTCGGCGCCGACACGGCACTGCATCAGGCGTGGTGCTGGGCTCGGCTCTACGGGCTTGGCGCGGTGCTGCTCGGCGTCGATGACGGGCTCGACACCCGCGAGCCGCTCGACTTGGGCCGCGTCGTGCGCCTCTCGCACCTCACCGTGCTCCGTCGCACGCAGCTGCAGCCCGAGACGTATTACAACGAGCCCCTCGCCGCACGTTTCGGCGAGGTTGAGACCTATCGACTCATGCGGCTCGCCGTTCCGCGCGGCTCGGCTATCGCTGCGCGCAGCTACGACAAGCTCGACGCAGTCGTGCACGAGTCACGGCTGCTACAGTTTCGGGGCGTGCTGACGTCGCGTTGGGGCGCCGCGAGCGAGCAGTTTTTTGACGACTCCGTACTGCAGCGCGCGTTCGATGCGATGCAGGCGAGCTCTAGCGCGTGGATGAGCGTGGGGCACCTGCTCACCGACGCCTCGCAAGGTGTGTTCCGCGTCAAGAATCTGTTGCAGCTGCTAGCTGCGAACGGCGAGGAAAAGCTACGCAAGCGCGTGCAGATTATGGACCTCGTACGCAGCGTTTGCCGCGCGCTGCTCATCGACGCAGACGCCGAGTCATTCGAGCGGCTCGCTACGAGTTTCTCGAGCATGCCCGAGCTGCTCGACCGCTACATGCTGCGCGTATCTGCTGCCGCGGGCATGCCCGCAACTGTCCTATGGGGGCGCTCGCCCGCCGGATTGAACGCCACCGGCGAGAGCGACGTGCGCAACTGGTACGACCAAGTCGGATCAGAGCGCAGCAAGATTCTGACGCCTCGCATCGAGCAGCTCACACGCGTGTGTATGTCGGCAGCCGAGGGCCCGACTAAGGGCAAGGTGCTCGACGAGTTCGAGGTCGAATACCCGCCGCTATGGCAGCCCAGCGCGAAAGAGGCCGCCGAGACGTTCAACTTGCGCGCGCAGGCGCTCGTCGCGCTCGTCAACGCGCGCATCATCCGGGCAGAGGAAGCGGCACTTAACATCGCCCAGGCCGGCGAGCTCGACGAGATAGACACCGACGCACGCGAGGCCATGCTGGCGCTCGACATCGAGGCCGAGCTCGAGCGGCTGCGCCAAGGCGGCGGCGCCGAGCCGCAGGCGCTGCCACCCAACGCACCGCCCGCCGACCCCACCGAGCCCGACCCGAGCTAGCGCATGGCATCCCGCTCGAGCGCAGAACGAGCTCGCAACCGCGCGCGCCTCGCGCAGCGGCAGCGGCGCATGCTCGGCGCAGAGCGGCGCAACATGGCTGCAGCTCGCCCGCGCGCCGAGCCGTTCCCCGAGGCCGCTCTCGAGCGCTACACGCGCATGCTTGTCGAGCACGTTACAGCGATCTACGCATCCGCACGCGCGGCCATCCGCCCGCACCTCGCCGCATGGTCGCGCATCTACAGCAAGCCCAAGCGCACCGACACCGCGCTCGATAACGGCTACCACGGGCCCCGCATCGCCATCGTGGGCCCGCCTCGCGCGGGCAAGTCGACGCTCTCCGAGCAACTCGCAACGATGCTGCGCGCGCCCGTCGTGCACGCCGATCACTATGCCTATCTAGGATGGTCGCAGGCGAGCGACGCACTCGCCGACCGCATGCTCGCGGGCCCGGCCATCTTCGAGGGCGTGGCAGTCAGCCGGGCGCTGCGTAAGGTGCTCGCCCGTACGCCTCGCTCGGCTCGCCCACCCGTCGACGCTGTCATCGTGCTCGGCACGCCGCTCGAGCCGCTCGAGCACGGTCAACGCGTCATGGCACTCGGGCACGACCGGGTGCTCTCCGAGGTGCTGCCCGAGCTCGTGCGGCGCGGTGTGACCATCATCCGAGGCGAGCGCAACGCGCTTGCGTCGATGCGTCAGGCGCGCACTGACGCGGAAAAGCAGCCGCCTAACACGCCGTCGGGGATCATCGACGGTGCTGCCGTTACGCTGCCGCTCGACTTCAAGATCCCGGACATCCGCGGGGGCTCTCTCGAGGCCGCCGTCGGCGTCAGCGTCAACGTCGACGAGACGCTGCGCAGGCAAATCGAGTCAGTCACGGGCATTGATCCGCACCTGCCGCAGTCAGGCATCGCAGAGGGGCTCGAGGCATTCACGGAAGCCTCGATCCTGCGCGTGCGCAACCTCACCGACGAGACATACGCCGACATCAAGCGGCTCGTCATGAGCGAGCTCGAGGAGGGCGCGCGCCCCGACGAGATAGCGGCCAAGCTGCAGGCGCAGTTCGAGGTCGCTAAGAGACACGCGCAGCTCATCGCAAACGACGCGATCGGCAAGTACCACGGCGAGCAGACGCGGCTGCGTCAGACGCAACTCGGCATCACTGACTACACATGGGCGACGAGCAAGGATCGCAAGGTGCGCCCCTACCACCGCGCGCTCGAGGGCACGCGGCAAAAGTGGGCAGAGCCACCCGTCGTCAATCCGACCACGGGCAAGCGCGCACACCCGGGCTTCGATACTCACTTTTATGCGTGTCGATGCAGTGCGATCCCGATCATTGACGACGCCGTGATTGACGCCGAGCTGCCGCCCGAGCCCGCGCCGCCGCGCCCGCCCGCGTCGCCGCGAGCTCGCCCGCTGCAGCCGCCGCTCGCGCCGATGCCGCCGCAGCAGCTGCCGCTGCCGGGCTTGCCCGCTGGCCCGAGCTCGGGCCCCGTGACTGCGCCGCCGCGTCGACGCATCCGCATTCAGCCACGCGGCGCAGCACCCACGCAGCCGACGCTGCCGGGCTTGCCGACCGCGCCACCCGCGCCGCCACGAGCTGCACCGCCGCTGCCCACACCACCGCCAGCGCCGCCGCCGCCCACGCGACCGCCGCCGGGCATCACCGAGCCGCCCGCGCCGCTGCCGCTGCCCGTCGAGCCACCGCCCGCGCCGCTGCCGCGCCCAGCGCCGCAGCCGCTGCCCACGCTGCCCGTCGAGCCGCCC